TAAACGCTTAATGGTGTCCTGTAACGCAGCCATCGCGCTCTCATCAACCAAAGCATTGCGGACAACTTGGGGATTTTGAGATACAAGAATTCTTGCGATTTGATCTGACTGCGCATCTGTCAAGTTGCCGGTGTTCTGTCCCACCAACTTGCGCAGGACTCGGTATCCCGACATGACGTTACCGCTAAGTGCGCTGGTCACTTCTTCGGGGGAGATGTTCATCCCGATGCGCTGACCTTGTTGTAGGCTTGCTGCCGTAGGAGAGCCGCCAAGAATGCCGGTGGCTGCACGTTGAGAGCCAGCGGCCACGTTGACAGAGCCAAGCAAATTGTCCAACTGATCTTGAGGGAATACATTGCGCAGAATCTGACCCTCTTTAAGGTTCTCATCGGCAAACCGTCCCATCATGCTCTTGCGTGAGCCTGTGGCCATCCGAGTGCGCGTTGCGTCCATCAGACCTGACCGATACGCCTGCTTTGCGGCAGGAGACATAGACTCAAACTCTACAGCGACCTCGTCCGCGCTCTTAGTAAACGCCTTGCGTCCCTCTTGGAACGCGTCACGTGCAGACCGTGTCTGTGCAGCCGTCTGTCTAGCACCAGCCAACGCCTTGGATGACTGGTCAAGGGAGTTGCGCAACTGCAACTCAACATCTTTGAGGGCAGTTCCAACGCCGCCAGCACCTTGGGAGAACGCCTTGTTTGCCTCGTCCTGAATACCGCGACGGACAATTTCCATGTCCTCAAGGTTTGGGGTTCGGCTGTACTCAATGTTCCCGTCCTTGAACGTGAAGAACGGAGCCTTGCCTGTTGTGGCTCTGTACAGTTGATTGATGTTGTTTGCTGCCTGTGGAGCGCGTTGCAGGGCCGCTGAGAAGGCATCAAGCATTGGCTTGTCAACTACACCGCCCTGCTCAAACGCGGCTGTGTACATGGCGTTCTCTGCGAGCTTAATGTCTGCCTCGTCCATCTTGTACTGGCGCAGGATGTTCTTGTCGCCGGTAGGAGACAACCCAGCGCGCATCTGTTTCATCGCCTCATCACGCATGATGTTGGGACGCGTAGTGAGTGCCTTGCCTATGGTGGCAGATGCAGGACCGCCTTGGGTGTACATAGCGCGAACCATTGACTGCAAGGTGGCGTTCTCTGCCATGATCTCGCCCTTGGCAACCCTGTCCACGATCTCGTCAGTGGTAAGCCCCGACTCTGTGGCCAGCCGCTGAATCTCTGTCTCAACGGCCTTTGCGCCACGGCCACCAATGGTTCGTCTTGTAAAGTCAATCAGTTTGTTGGCCACCGCGCCACCGCCAGTGAGAAGCGTAGTCCCGACTGGGCCAGCGACTCCACCAACAACCATGCCAGGAACAACACGCCCTGACCTTTCAAAAAAGTCACCCTCTCCAGTTGCAAACCCAGTCAGTCCACCTTGAAGCGTTCCAACGCCAGCGGCGCGAGCCAATAGCGCAGGGAGTGCGACTGGGGCAGCAGCACCACCCGTTAAGGTTGTGGCTGCAATTGCAGGCAATATCGCACCGCCAGCCTCATACGCGAGTGCCTCGTATGGGCTGTCTTTTCTGTAAGCCTCTAACTTTGATCTGATGTCTGCAACTGCCGTGTCGTAAGGTACACCGGCCAGTGACTGAAGATACGCCTCCAACTCGTCAGCACTGCCAAACGTAATACCCTGCGCAAGAGATCGCAGTCTTTGGCTTGGAGTTTCACCTTGGGGTGCTTGTGGTGCTGGTGCGAGCGCAGCCTGCACTGCCTGCAACTTTGGCAGCGGGATGGCGTTGTTGTTCCCCGCCTTGAGTGCTTGCAACTCCTCGACGGTGAAGGTATCAAGAACCTGTTGCAGATCAGTTTGTGCCATCTTTTTTCTTCCGTTTGATTGCTTGGTCAATAGCGTTATTCATTCGGAGGTTCCCACTAAGATCAGTCTGAGAAGTATAAGGAACCACCTCATATATTGCTCCAACATCACCAAAGCCAGGAACCTTCATAGCGGTTGAATAATTATCTTGATGTTCTTTAAGACGTTGGTTAGCAAGTTTTTGCATAGCCGCCATACCAGTACGCAACTCAGCCGCTGTCATTGTCTGATCTCCGGCTGCTGTACGCTTTATTAATGAACGCTCGTTTTCAGTAATGGCTCCTTGTCCTCTCATTCCTGCCGCAGCAGCAAGTTCGGACTGCGCAAGACCCTGAACTACTTGACGTGTATCTTGCAGAGTCTTCTCAGCGTCAGGACCTGCAATGTTCAACTGCTTACCAACTCGCAGCATTGCAGTTCTGTAATCTGCCGCTGGTCCAAGGACAGCAGTGTCAAGGGCTGGGGCAATCATGTCAATGTTCCGTAAGGTATCGTTAGCACCCTTTGCGGCAATACGAGTTTCTTTTAGAATTTCAATTGCACCAGAGCCACCCGCCGTAGACATACTATTTGGTCCAGGTGGTAACTTAACTTCAGTTTTAGGTGCGATCTGAGAACGATAGGTTCCTAATGCCGCTGTGCCTTCTGCCCCAGTTCCACCAAGTTGTCGTCCTTGTAGGTATTCAACTGCACGAATGTCAGGTGGCATAGCCTCATAGGGTTGTGCGTCACTAACAACTCTGCGCTGTCCTTGCTTGTTGTACTGGACAACAACAGGCTTATTCCCAATCATCAAGTTCTGTGGCGCGCCATACTCTTGCGACGCAGTGATAACGTCAGTCATTGCCTTGCCAAGTTGATCTCTTGGCAGGCTCAACATTAATGCTTTTTGCGCTTGACTTAAATTGGCAAATGGGTTGTCTTGTGGTTGTCCACCCTGTGCCATCTGTGATGGAGTTGGAGCCTGTCCAATCATGTTGGCACGTGCCACTGTAGGACCAGCCTGCATATTAGGCACTGCCAGTGACTGTTCAGGCGTGATGGGCATCCCAGCGACTGGGCTTGAAGCAACTGGCATTCCACCAGTCATGTCACCCATAAGCATTTTCTGCATACCTGAAAGCATTTGATTTGAACGCTTGTATTCGTCCAACTTCTGCTTTGTCATGATGTTGGCAATGCCTCCAGCCTGCGCCTGCTGATAACCTTGCTGCCCAGCACCGTAAGCCTCGCCCAAAGCCTGACCAATCCCGATTGGGACTGCGCTTGGACCAGATGACTTGAGCAGGGACGCGGCCAAAGCCATGATGCCCTGCTGATTCATCCGTGCGCGTTGCTCTTCGGTGAGGTACTCCTCAAGTCCAGTATCTCCACCGCCAAACAGATTGGAGCCGAGAAGACCACCAAAATCAAAAGTTGCCATGATTCACCTCAACCTAAAAGACCAAGAAGAGCACCGATGCCAGCACCCGCTCCACCACTCAAGCCAGTTGCAGCAGAGATAACAGGATTTGAAAATAGTTGGCTGCCGTACAACGCTCCACCTAAAGCACCCGCACCAACATTACGAGAGTAAGGCGTTGTGGTAGACATACCGAGGTTTGGGATGTTGCCGCCAAGTGCTGCGGTAGTTACTCCCAACTTCTCTGTCCCGATGTTGCGCAACGCATCCAACTGACTCTGTAGCAACTGCTGACGCGCACCGCCCAAGGCCATCACGTTCTGACCGCCTTGGATGTTCTGACCTCTAGCGTACTGAGCCAAGTTTGCTGCCTGACCGTAACCCTGCTGACGCATATTCGCTGACAGGTCAGCGGCCTGCTTGAGTGCTGCGGCGTTAGTAAGAGAGGCTTGCACACCTTGACGTGAACCACCAAACGCCTTTGCGCTTGTAGCCATCTGACGATCTCTGAGGTCGGCCATCTGACGGCTTGTCTCAACGTCGCCCAGGCTGCGGTTGATTACGTCCTCTTGGTACGGGTTCATGAAGGCGTTGATGTCCTGCCCACTGAACGGGGTTAGGGACTGGTTAACGACCTGCTCCTCACCCGCCATGTACATTGGGTTGAAGTCAGCGAACTGACGCACTGGGAGCGCGCCAGCGACTGACTTAGCCTGACCCAAGTTCTCAAGGTACGCAGCCTTTAGCTGCGGGTCGATGGCTTGGGTTGATGTTGTGGAACCGCCTTTTGACATTTTGTATCTCCTATGCTTCGAGCAAACCGCGAAGTTTGCCCTTTGAAATCTTGCCTGCGTTGATGGCATTCATCAACTCAATGCCGTACTTACCAACGGACTTTGCGTTGATGACGTACTCGCCGTCATCCAGTCCACCGTAGCCGTCATCGGGACCCATTGGGTTTGGACCCTTTAAGTCCATTTTGTTTACATAGCCACCGCGAGAGTAGATGCCGCCAAAGCCTGCGCCTGAACCATCGTTCCCGCCAAATCCACCGCCGACCCCATCATTACCACCACCACCTCCAGTAGCGGCTGGTCCTAGCCCAAAGCCTTCTGCTTCAGCCATATCACCAATGCTTTGACCAGTCGTACTAGTAGCGGCTGGTCCCAATGCAAAACCTTCTGCTTCAGCCATGCCAGAAATTGCGGCATTAGATACATCAGATGCGGAAGTACTAGTAGCGGCTGGTCCTAATGCAAAGCCTTCTGCTTCAGCCATACCAGCAATACTAGGATCAATCCCTTGTGCAATAAGACTTTGGTTACTTACAAAAGTAGGGTCTAACGCTTTTTGAAGCATACCTAAAGTTGTATACCCAAATAAGTTTTGACCAAGTTGGGTAATTTTTCCCATTGTTGGGTTTTGAGAATAATAACTAGCTTTCCCAGCATCATCTAATGCATCCCAACCTGGGTTGCTGCTAAATCCAGGATCACCACGCCCACCGTCCCTAAGATTGCGATTGAAGTTATTCAACGCCTGTAGGCGAAGAATCTCATCGTAGTAACTTTGTGGAGAAGCAGACGCAGAGCCTGAACTAGGGGCATTAAAGCCTCCAGTGTAAGACTGTGGTGTCATGGCTTGACGCAGACGCATCAACTCCATGATCTGTGCGTATTTGTTGCTGTCAGCAACTGGGCTTTGTGTTTCACCGCCACCTAGACTCATATCAATTCCTTGCTCAAAATGAACCACTTAGGTTCGTAACCCTCATCCTTTAAGAACGTCTTCTGCCAACCCTGACGGCCGGCAAGAGATACTCGACTGCAACCCAACTGCTTGCCCCAAGACTCGATGTATGGTCGCATCTGCTTGAGTTCATCTAGGTCGCCGCCAGCAAGGAAGAAGTGCAAGTCCTTGATTCGCGGGTAGACAATGATCTCAGTAACCACTGCGGATTTAGTGCCAGGCCAGAACTGAAATCTGTTACTGGCCACACCCTCCGCAATGTCCTCAATAGTGTGTGTCCCTCCTGAGTATTCTAAAGCCGCTTCGATGTGTTTGCGCAGCGACCAAAACTCCTCCATCAGCGTTTCCCTGCGGTTGTCGTCTCCAGCCGCATCACTCCAACGCGCCAATCATCTAGCACGTTGCCTGTAACCTTCATCTTGACGGACCGGCCTGAGAACCTGGCATCGGTAGGAGCCTTGGCCGAGAACGGTCCATAGGTAGACTCAGCCGATGTCGGGTACAGCCTTGCCGTGAAGGAGATGGCAACCTCGCCCAGTGTCTGCTCATCGGGGATCACCGACCTGACGGACATGATGTTCTCGCCTGTCCCGATCTCGATGGGTCCTGACTGGGCATAAGGACTGACAGAGTCATAGGTGAAACCCACCTCATGCTCGTAGATGTAGGAGTCGGCTCCAACCATCAGTGGGTTGCTGAACACACCCCTGTCAGTGCCAGCCGTGCGGGACATGGTTCCAATAGCCCAGTGACCCTCACGGTAGTTGTAGGTTACATAGGAATCATTCTCATTTGATGCACTTGATGGGTAGAACCATGTGATCTCGCCAAACGAAGAGTTGTGTACGGCGTAGACCTTTGAGGCTTGGTTGTAGTTGATGTTGTTGAAGACGTAGTCGGACACTTCGCAGTTCATTGGCTTGACGTAGCCGTCGTACTGCCAGAACCCTGACTTGGACATCCACATTGCGGAGGTGTCAATGGCCGCTATTGCCTGCGAAGAGATCACCCCGCAGCCCGAGCCGGCCTTCTCAAACGAGTACACGAATGGCAGACCGATGTAGGTGGCTGTATGAACGTCAACGTCTGTAAACAATAAGTTTACACCTCGGACTCGTTTACCTGCCTTCAGTGATCCAACTGTGGCTAGTTCAAAGTCTCCAGCCTGATTATTTGACGCGGCAGTCCATACTGTGTTGTTCTCTTGGTCACACCAAGACACTAGACGGTTATTTCCACCGGCTCCCAACGCGAAGATGATTCGCTCAGAAGTCACCAACAGGGCAGCGCAGCCCGTTGGTGCGTTAGTTATTGCAGCCGCAACCGTCGGTGTAGCAAAGCCCAACTGCCACTCGTAGAGTTTGCCGTCTGTGTCGCTACACGCCACAAGGTACTCACCAAAGGTGTCAAGGCTCCACGTCGTGGCAGGAGCCACCGTCCCAATGTCAGGACGCGCAACGCCATAAGAGAACGAGCCGTAGGTGTTGTAGCCGTAGCCAGTGCCGCTGACTGCGTCTGCTCGGCCTGTAGTAAATCCAACTGGGGTGATGTCCTTGACAACGGAGTTCTCGTCCATCGCAAAGAGTTTTGAGTCTGTGCCTGCGGCAACAAAACGTCCACCGCTGTTTCCTCTCCATGCTATCAATCCACGGCATTTACCCGTGAGTTGCGTCTCCGACTTCTTACGCCAGCCGCCAATGGGTCGGAGGGTGTTCTCGTACCAGCGCACGAGGTTCGAGTCGTACCAGCGTCCCGCAGCCTGGTACTCAGTACCATTACGGTAAACGCCTGGGGGGATTTTGAGTGGTATGAGTGCCATGACGAGATTATGCTGTTTCTGTGGACAAATTGGAGACAAACGACATGGTGGCGATCACCGAAGGGATTGCCGGTCTAGTCGGGGAGGTTCCAGCCGCAAAGGTTTCAATGGTCACCGCAACGTCGCTTGTCCTCCAAACGATCTGCATATAGTCATTGGCGGCTAAATTTTGAAAGAAATTAAGGGCAACAATTACGTGGGACGGGTCGCCTGATGACTTCCTTGCCGAAATACCAAACCTGCTGTTGGACTTGGCGATGTCAGTCCCGTTCTTCCTAAACCATAAGTCAACGTCCGCAGAACTGTTTGTCGTGTTCTTGACTTGGATGCTAAATTGCAGGTTATAGATTCCTGGCTGCGACACGTTAAGTCTTGACGAGTTTGACAATGTCACCCCGTTACTGAAGTCTGTAGTGTCAAAGGTTATGGGGTAGGCTGTGGTGGTGTTGGCCGCAGTCTGATTTGTACCGTCCTGAAACGCGCCATAGGGATGGTTGATGTACTTCCCACCCCTTGGTCCGAACAGCGTACCAATAATGCTTGTGACGCGTTGGAAGTAGTTCCCCATGTTGGAGAAGGTTTGGCTGAAGTATTTTGAGTCGTACTCGTTCCCAGGCGAACCCGTGTTGGGTACTGCCGGTGTCGTGATCTGACTGCTGTAGTTTGTGGCCATTATGTGAACTGTCTAGTGCCTGATTTGTCAATAATCAGTGCTTTGCCACGGGGTGTACCGCCATCCACGTTGGGGATGCTGATGTGCGTCCAACGGTCATACTCACGAATGATTTGGTCAAAAGGTAAACCAGCAGCAATGACCGCACGGACTACTTCGTCAGGGGTCACACCTGGCACTCGGAAGTCAGCCGCGCAGCCGTGACGGTGTTGGCTTGAGTCCTTGGAGCCTACAGCGTCATTGACCTGTTTGCACCGAAAGGCAGAGTTAATCATCACGGGCTTGCCACCAAGGGTATCTTTGACCTGTTCCAGCAATTGTGCCAGCCGTTGCAAGTTGCTGATTTCTTCCTGTGTCGGGCTGTTGTCAAACTCACGGTGGTCTGTGACTGTTAACTCGGCGAGGGTGAAGTGTGGCGAAAGGTTCATTTAATCCTCACTTGGTTGTAGGAGTCGATACAGGAATTGAGTTTGCGGATGGCTTCGTCTCCGTCTGCTGCGATGGAGATAAGAGTGTTAGCAGCCGCTGGGTCAAGTTCGGTTCTTGCTTGCTGATTTCCACTGGCAGGGGCGGTATCTGTGGTGGTTTGTACACTGGTCTGCGTAGCGATTGACAGCCTGACAGCACCAGAGGCAACATCATTACGCAAAGTAGTAATTTGAGATTTTGCAGCATCGTTTTCTTTCCTGAGTTTTGCAGTAGTTTCGTTGAGTTTTGCTGTCATCACCTGCTCGACTTGCCGAGCCTGTAGGTTAGCCTCAATGATGGCAGCGGCCTGCTCTGCCTCGGATTCGGCGTAACCCTTATGGTGGCCGACGGCAAAGGACAGGCCGACAGCCAAGGCGAATGCTAACCAGACGCGGGGATCAAGCAGGCTTGACATCGTCAACTTTCATCATTGCTTCGGTCTTGTCCTTACTGGATTTGGAAGACCCATAGAAGAAACTGATAATTGTTGCAACCGCTGTTCCTAGTAAAAACCCAAGAATGATATTGGCAAAGTCCCTTGATCCTACAGGCATAGGAATAAACGTGACACAAAAAAAGTAGAGGACTGAAGTAATCGACCAGAACCACGCAAATAGGTAGATAAAGTTTTTAGCAATGTTGTTGCTAGGGTCTACGGCATTTACGTCAAACATCAGAATTTTCCTTTCATTGCAATTACGCCCCAAGCCACCAGCATAAAGATGGCCGCAGCCACCAGTATGCACAACCCCATTGTGATGGCCTCGTCTATTTCCTTCTTGCGGTTCTTGGCCGCAGTTGCATCAAGTATCTCTTGCGTTCTCCTGCGCTGCACAATTGCGTTGCGCTCAAGGAGAATCTGATTCCATAACTGGCTGTGACCCTGATTGATAAAGTGCCACTTGAGTTCCTCTTCAGCCCGATTGAGTTCATGCAGTTGCATGACGGTTGACATCGCCTGGCTGGTGTCTGAACTGTACTTTTTCTTCGGGTCCTTAACCGCCTCCTTTGCAACCTTGTCCTTTGCGTCGAAGAACTTCATCACATCGCCGGTGATGCCCTGAATGTCTTTGCCCATCTTGATGGCTGCTTGGATGCCTTTGATGGCTCCTTGGGCAACTGCGAAGGCCGTTATGGGATCGATCACTTTTTAGGCTCCAGCACCCACCGGCAGACTCTACCGTCCTTATCTAAAAATTCATTGGCTCCATACTTTTCTTGCGGCAGCACGACGCGGCACACCAGCACGATTTTTGTATCCGTGTTGGGCCAAGGTATCTGTGCTGAAGCAATTGCATCTATCACTTGAATCCGTGGTTCTTTGCAAAGTCAAATAAAAGGTATCCTAGCCCCGCAAGGGCAGCCCACACCAAGCCGCCCAAGGTCTTCTCAATAATGGCCTGACGCAGTTTGATTGACTGCTCTTGCTTTTCAATGGCAAGTTTGACCCAACGCACCTCATCTTCAGACAGAGTAGATGATGCTTTAATCGCCGCAGCAATATCGGCAACAAGTTCAGCGCGCTCGGATTGGTTCATGGTTAGTTGCTTTCAGGCCAAGCAGCCGTTACAGCCATGAGAGCAGGTACATCAGGCGCAGCAGCAATAGCAGCAAGCAGCCTGTCGCATTCGGTAAGCACAGCAGCACGGTAGGTCACTGTTGCGGCAGGAATGTCAATGCTGCGCTCTGCCTTGCGGATAACCATCCAATCGGTTGCCGACAGCAGTTGGTTTGCTGTTGTCTTTGTCTGCGCTAGGTGTTGGCTTTTTAATCCTTTAGCAACTAGGCGTTCTGTTGAATCAACCATTGCTGGCTTACCGTCAACAGTGCCAAGAACTTTGACATACATGGGGTTGCCTTGCTCGTCAACTTCCTCACGGTCATTTAACAACTTTGGATTGCCCACACCCCAGTAGAAACGGTCATCGTACCGTTCAGGGTCAGCCACTTCAGTGATGCCAATAGCAGCACGTTCCTCTTGGCTTGCAAGGCGCAGCCAGTTAGAAGGATACTGCGTGTCGTTGTAGGTGAAAGGGCTGTCAATGCCCAATGGTGTTCCGTTTAGTAAAAACATGATGGTTCCTTATCGTGCGTTAGCGTATTTGAATGGGTTTTCGGCTACGGCATAGTAAATGTATGTGCCGCCACTAATGTTATTTGCACCAGCATCTCTAAGTTTAAAGCCGTTTGACAAAACATCAATTGCCCCTGACGCTGTATCTTCTGCGTCTGCTGTATTTGCTTCTAAAACATTATCGTCCACGTTTGATGGAGTTCTTGCTGAATCGTAAATGCGCCAATCAGAAGTGCTGTCAGTTCTTTTCAGCATAATCCATCGGGGACGCATTGATGTGTACACAAAAGGCCCATCAGCACTTCCATTGCCTGTGTAACTACCAAAAGCTGAATACCCTGCTACTGGGGCGAAGCAGTAGGCTACTTTGTTGTATCCGCTATTCCATGAGCCTTGACTAAATACAGTTGATGTAGGGCTTGTGTTGTTCCAAAATCCTGAATTAACATCACCAGCACCAGTTGAATTTAAAGGAATTCCAATTGTATTTCCTTTGCTTACATGGTAAACAGTCCATTGGTCAGCAACGTTTCTGCTTTTCATAATAACCATGCTAGGTGCAACACCTAAACCATGACCTACTGTGCCTGTTGTAGAAGCATAAGTCACCACGCTAAACCCTGCCGATACATTAGCCGACACTGACGAGGTTATTGAGCCAGCAGTGTTAGAGACAGCAGTGCCTCCTGCTTTCCATTGCCAGCCGACATAAGTTGCTGCGCTGGTGTTCATCTTTGCCAACGCACCGACAGTGAATCCTGTACTGCCAAAGGCTGTTAAACCTGTTGCTTGGGTTGTTTCTGCTGATGTGGCGTTGCTTACTAAGTCCTTTGTTGTTCCCCGAACAGAATCGTATAAAGCATGGTCAGTTGCACCACTTCTGCCTTTAACCCATACAAAGTCAGGTTGGAAATTTACACCGTTAACCGTGTTGGCAACAGCAAGCGATGCCCCTGTGCCTGTATAAGTCGTAGCCGCCATTGCCACTCGACCATCAGGAATTGCGTATGTTGTTGGCATAGTCTTATAGGTTGAAAGTGTTGAGGGCTACGAAGCCGCTTGGGGGCGAATAATTGAAGGGGCGTTGACCGAAGTTGGCATCCCATTGACCGCCACCATAAGATGAATACGCCGCAAAATAATCTGCTGCTGCTAAACCAGTAACAATTGTTCCTTGCAAAGTTCCATTATGATAACCCCGCAATGTGCCTGTGCTTGAATCGTAGTCATAAGAAAAAATATTTCCTGTTACTCCAACAGAACCAAAGCCAGCAGTTCCCACTCCACTTACATACTTATATCCATTAGTGTGATATGCCCAACTATTTGTATCGCCAATAAATGATGCCATGCCAAATGTTGATAATGCAATTCCAGATGAATTTGCACCAACGGGGTTTGTTAAATAGGCTTCCCAATACCATTTACCCGTTCTTGGTATTGCCATTGTTGAACGCACACACGCTTGACTTGATGCCGCGTTATACCAAGTTAAATTGCCATTACTTAAAGTTCCAGTGGTTTTGTCTAATGCGTTTAAAACGCAGTAGTTAGCCGCAGTCGCACTGGTCAGCGTAGGCACATCGGTCATGCTGTCGTAGGTTGAACCCGCAGTGACGCTGATGTTGTTGGTTGTCCAATTGTTACCTTGTGGGCTAAAGTCATAGCCGAGCGTTGTCGTGCTTGCGTTGTTGGTAAACGGCAGATAGAAGCCATTAGTGCCGTATGTGCCAGCGTACTTCTTAGGTAGCCATTGGTTGTATGGGCTGAAAGCACCAAACGATGATGGGGTTAGGGCTTGACCGTCAATGAAGTTGACTTCTGCCATGTAGCCGTCAAAGTAAAAACCATTTGAAAGATTAATATAAGTAGTTGACGCTTGGTTAATTCCAAGGTCTGCGTTTTGAGTTGGGTTATTTGTTGTTGAAAACGCCGTAACTTGTACACCATTGATGTAAAGTTTTAAGCGGTCATTTGCCGTGGCTTGTGTGGTGTCAACAGAAAGAACAATGTGATACCACGCAGCAGGGTCACGAAACACTTGGCTTGTTACACGCCAGTTAGTTGAGTACCCTCCGACATACAAATAATCAGATACAAACCTAAATTCAAACCAAGTTGAATCTGTAGTTCCTGTGGGTACAGCAAAAAGTGGATACGCAACAGCGCCACTGCTATTTAATGTGCCACGCTTAACCCAAGCACTCCATGTCCAAGTCTTGCGGTTAGAAGCCGCCGCAGGAGTACGATTCAAATAAGCACTTGCACTAGACCGAAACCGTAGGCTGCGGGTGAGGTTGTACCCGCCGTTTGGTCGGGTCAGCAGTTCGTTCTTTGCTGCAAACATTATGCAAACGCCTGTGCGTAGGTTCCGAACCAGGACGTGCCGTTGGCCACAAAGGTAATGATGTCAACGCCTGTGGTTGGAGTAATTGTCAATGTAGGTGCAGTGCCTCCAGCAAACTTGACGGAGGTAAACACCGCAGTCCGTGAGCCTGTTGCGTCTTGGGTAAGAATAAGAACAAAGGACTTGCCAGCCGTAGCAGTTGGCATGGTGAATGTGCAGTTGCCTGTCATTGTCACCGTCTGCACTGTGCCGCTGGTCAGAACAAGGGTTTGGGTTGTGCCTGAGTTACCAATGGCAACCACGCCTTCGGTGTAGTTGTTGACAGTGGGGTTAGTCAGCGTCTTGTTGGTGAGGGTTTCTGTGCCTGTGTAGGTGGAAATTGACGCACCGGCCAATGTCGCAGCACCAGTACCACCCTTGGCAATCTTAAGCACTGGACCGGCATCAAACAATGCGTCAATTAAATCCAGGTCAGAATTTACCTTGTTTCCCCAAGTGTCAGTACTGGCCCCAACTTCGGGCTTGGTAAGTAACAGGTTCGTCGTTGTGGTATCAGCCATTTTTCACCTCATGCGGCAATATGCCAAGATTCACTATTATCAGCAACTGGCGTCCAAGTCTCGCTCGAATCACCAACTGCCGTCCAAGTCTCACTAGATGCAGATACTGGGTCCCAAGTCTCCGACGTGTCGTTGATCTGAGTCCATGTCTCTGCGGTATCCGTCTCGTTGATCCATTTTAGGCGAGCATTGACCGTTATGGATGAGTACCCTGCGAATGCAATTGTTCCAAACTGCACCCTAGCAGCATCAATCTCGACGGTGCTAGTCCCGACAACGTTAAACCCAGTGCTGCCAATGATGTTAGTCCCGACCAACATCGACGAGACGCTGGCCACGTCAAACGCGCCAATGGCGTAGCGCGTGGCTGCGACAGACACGGTAGAGGTGTCTGAGACGCTGATTACGCCCACCGCGTACCGAATGGCTGCCACTGACACAGTCGAGGTGTCAGAGACGCTAAATGCCCCTATTGCGTACCTTGTAGCCCCAATAGATACGGTGCTGGTGCTTGAGATAACCGCAGCAGCCGCCAGAATCGCATTGGCAGATACTGCCAACGCGCTGGTGTCAACAATTGCAAAGTTTGCAAATGCGTACCGTGTGGCCGCAACTGTCAGGGTGCTTGTTGCGCTTATATTGATCTGCGCGCTGCGTATTGCTCCGGCAGTGACGGATACGCTTGAAGTTGCGGATATTGCTACAGAAGGCTCAAACGTACCCCTAGAGTAGTTTCCCTTACCGTAGGAGCCGTAGCCGTACCCTACTCTTGGATCAGAGTATTGACCAGAGCCAAAATTACCCGATCCATACGATGCCATGACTTTATGCCAAGGTAATGCTCAGAGAAGATGCAGGGATGCGCAGTACGTCGCCGTCATTGATGGTTCGGCTGGTGGTCAGCGGAGCCCAGGCCAGCAAGTTGCCGCTAGTTGAGGCGTCAAATATTCCAGCCCATCCAATTGCTCCCCAGTTGCCACCAGAGGCTGCGGCAAACTCAATGGCTGCTGCGTTGGTAAATGTGGTGGCAGTGCCAGAGCCTGAGATCGTCCCAGTGGCAACTCGTGCGTAGGCATTGCCAGCCACCTCAGTGCCACCGCCAGTGTCTGATGGTGCGGCAGTGAACAATCCAACGTACCAGGCTGTTGGCCGTGTCGCTGTATTTGTGGTGAAAAGAAAGTTGAGAACTAGGTTCTCGCTGTAATCGCTAAAAGATGACATAGTCTTTTTATCCTAAAGTTCTGGCTCGTGCCGTCAGCGAACCGCCTGATGTTGTGCTTCGATCATCTGCAACTTGGAGTTGCTCTATTCCAGCAAGGTACAAGGCAGACCATACCGAGATTCTCGCATCATCCTGTAGGTATGGCGCAGCCTGTAAAAGTGCGCCGTACAGGTAAATGTCAGGAGATGAAGTCAGCAACCAGTTTGTTGCTACAGAACTTGATAACTTAGACAACTTTGCGTAGTAGGTCAGTTCGCCGTTGTATGTTGTGTCGGGAGTTGGGACAACACGAATCTGACTCCCAACAATGCTGAAATAGATCGGTTTTCCTGCTGCGCTTGTGCGTGATGCCAACACATCTAGCGAGTCCATCGTCTCAAACTGCATTGGAGTCACTGGGTTAGTGTTCAACTTGAAAGACCTTGTCTCTAAGAAGTCCGCAGGAACTGCGCTGTACTGTGTATCAATTGACGCATCGGCACGGACAATCATCTGACGTGTACGCAGGTTGCGTTCGATCTGGGCCTCGGCCAGAGAGATGAAGTCAGGAATTGCAGCCGTCAGGTCGGCGCGGACAAGCCAGTCCGCTACTGATGCCTTGAGTTCGGTGTATGTCGTGAGAGCCATTAGGTAGCCTTTTCCTTTTCCTCAAGGTCACGCATGACCCATGTGTGGTCGTGCTTGAATTCAAACGTCCCAATGTGTCCAATTTCTTTAGACACATCGTGGTCAATCCATATCTTAAACCCTGCGGCCTGCGCCTTGCGGCAGAAGAAAATATCCTCACCAATGTAGCCACGTTTGTCGGTGCGCCAGGGTGTCTCAAACCAAGGCTCTGTCAGTGCCTCAAAGACGTTGCGCTTGATGAGCATCACACCCATACCGATGCTGCCAACTTCCTCAACGCCTGTAGATTCAGGCATTGTGTAGACCAACTCGCGCTCTCCGTCAGGGCCGTACTTCTGAGCCGTTGGACCTGTGGGCATCCTGCGACGTGCGCAGTTGGTTGCCACGATGTCAAGGTCGTGCTTTAGCAGCCTCTCAATCATGTCCTGTGGGAATGTCATGTCCGAGTCAACAAACAGGACGTGGGTGCAGTTCTCGCGCATTGCGTCAAGGCAGAGGTCTGCTCGTTGGTTTTGGATCAACGTACCCTGCATGATCTTCAGAGCAATTGCGTCTGTGGTGTTCAGCGTGTGATAGGCCACCATGTTGACCATGCAATAGGTGTAGTTTGCGTGGACCATGTCACGCGCTGGGGTGCAGACTGCAATGTAATTCATACTTGTCCTGGGCGAGTTCTAAAGTAACGGTTTTCGGGATCGTTTAACCAGCGTTTCATGTACGCGTCATCGTCCAACTTACCCTGCGCCTTGAGTTCAAAGTAGATACTCAAAGGGATGCTCGCAACCTTATTCCACTCGCCATACTTGGAGTGCTTCTCTTGCAGGTTGAAGTCCTGCTTGTTCTCTTCAATGATCGCAGTGATGTCCTGCTTGGTTTCAATGGTCGCCTCATCGGTTTCCGTGTTGTAGTGCCATGTGCGATTGATGCCCAAGGCATCATTGCGATCAAAATTTTTGGATTCAATCATGTAAAAAAGAGCCAGGTTTCCCT